TACCTGCGACCTCGGCTGCTTTCGTTCTCTCTATTGCCGCCGCCGCTTTACTCTCTAATGCGATCAGTTTAGACCAATCGGGAAGTGGTACGGTCGGGAACCTAACTGCATCATCAGCCGCTATTCCAGCCGCAGCATCAGCTACACGTTTTGCCGCTACTCTTGCCGCCAGCACTTGCTCGTCCCACGCAGTCTCTCTAGCTGTAGCCTGTTCGTCAAGGCTATCCTGAACCGCCTTAGTTTCTTCGGCAAGCCCTTCCTCAACCACTGTGGTCTCTGCGTCACGGCTGAACCTAACTTGCCCAACATACCCATCGCGCAGAGTAAGCAACTCCGGGTACATTTCGCCGTAGTTCTCTATGATCTTATCCAGTCCGGCATTCCATGTAGCCGCTGCTTCTTCGATCGGAACATCTTTCACGTGCTCCGCAAGTTCATCCATCGCATCACGAATCTTGAAGAGAACCCCCGGAGTGATATTCCCTGCCTCAACCATTGCTGCAAGCAAGTCTCCCACATCCCCTTCAGCCTCTTGTAACAAGCTCCCAAGTTCTGCCACCGGGTCTGCTGCTGCTTCTAAACTTGCAGCGAGGTCGTCTGTAGATTCCGTAAGACTTTGAATGCTGTCTGTCGCGCGGTGCGCCCCATCGTAAATGGCTATTCCGAGCAGCGCAACAATCGCTAAGATACCGGCAGCAAGGGCACTTCCGATACCAACTACTGCCGCGAGTGCCTGGAATCCGAGGACAGCCCCGTTTATCCACGTGCCAATCTTGATTGCAACCAGAGCGATCAACGCCGCGGCAATCACTTCGATTCCGATCGCCACTTCGTGCGAGTGATCCATGATCCACTCGAACCCTTCAACCAGTTTGTCAAACGTGTTTAACACAAAGTCCGCGATGTCGTCTTGGTGATCTTCCAGATACTCGGTCAACCGCTCAATCGGTTTCTGGAGCTTCTCGCCTACGTCAATCTGAAGGAGATTCCACCACACCTTGATGCGGTCAAACACCCTCTTCATTCCTTTCTCCATCCTTTCATACGCGCCTTCTGTGGACCCAGCGACATTACCCATTTCGTCGATTTTCGCTGCGAAGCTTTCAGTGTGGCTTCCAGTCAACGCAAGTGCAGCCTTCCCAGCTTCCACCCTGCTAAACATATCTTGCATCTTAATGCCGTTCTCGTCAGCATACAAAGAAAGTATCTGTAGTGCCTCTCCAACATTGTGTCCTTCAGCAATAAACTCTTGAAAACTCTTCCCGGCTATCTGCTCAAAGAGCTGCGCAACTTTCTGGCTTTTCTGTGAAAGTTCCAGAAATAGCCGAGCTAATTGCGTAGAAGCTACACTAGTTGGTACACCTTGTGCTGTAATCTCTGCCATTGCCGCAGCTACATCTTCAAAGCTCACCCCCAATGCCGACGCGATCGGGTTCACATTGAACAGGCTTGCGGAAAGCTGATTGAAGTCAGTCTTCCCTAAACGCACAGCAGTGAACATGATGTCCGCTGCTTCTTGGGCTGTGATCACTGAGCTTCCATATGCGTTGACTACGGAGGTCAATCCATCCACTGCTACTTCGAGTGTAGTAACTCCGCCGATTGCCGCCTGAGATGCAATCTTCATAAAGTCGAAGACGTTTTCTTGCGGAATACCAGCAGATATGGCCTGGTACAGAGCGGGTACTATTTCGTCTGGAAGAAGACCCATCTCCTCAGACAGAGCCTTGACATCTTCTGACATGGCCCCCATTGCCTCTTCCGTGATGCCCGGGAGAAGAGTGAAGACCTCGTTCATTTTGTTCTCAAAGTCGGCAAACTTCTTTATCGAACTGACAGCGAAAGCAGTAACGGCAGCAGCAGCGACAGTAGCCCCAACTACAATAGCCTTCTTCATGGCCTTGCCTACTTTGTCGAGGGTTTTCTCCATCTTGCCGCCGCTGAGTTTTGCCTGCTTCTCAACGGACTTCAAGTCAGAAACGGCCTCGGACTTGTTGACTGAGATACGTCCGAATACCTCCCATGCTTTCACTTATTTTCTCCTCTTCTTGTCTGCGGCTATCGTCTTCTGCACCATCTCGTCAATTTCTGTCCGTGTCTTCTTGGAAACAGGATGATCGAATTCTCTCATTCGGTCTGAGTATTCGCCATACTTCATCCTCTTCGCGCTGACAAGAGCCAGGAGACCACGCTGTACGTCTTCGCGCGCATCTCGCCACAAAGCAAAGTCCATCGAGTCTGCTAACACACCGTACGGCATAGTCACTACTGTTTCGTAGGTCCATCCTGTTTGCCTTTGGAGACTGAAGATTTCTCGTGCGAACTCATCGATTCCGAAATTGCTTTGATCCCCGGATTCTTGAGCAACTTTCTCCCTTCTGTAAAAAAACTAAGCACATCCGGGCATTCCAGGATCGCGTTCGCAATCTTTAGTTCACTTCCTAGTGGGAACTTCTCGCCATCGTGAACGTCCTCGGAACTCATACCGACCATCTTGCCTAAGAAGACAATCAACTCAGCACCCGCGACAGGAATCAACTGGAAGAGAAACTTGCCAGCAAACTCTAAGTCTAACCCGCCTTTCTTCGGGGAAATCTTTTCGCCCGCTTCCATCCACTGATCAGGTGTAAACACATTAGCTACCTTCGACACGATCCCGGCAAAATCCAACACCTCGAAGATGTTCGGACGGTGCATCTTCCTGTCAACGCCGCCGATGTCTAGCACCGGCGGCTTATACAGTATCTGTTCAACTGGTTTCATTCCTAGCTCCTCGGCCAACGGATTTCCCACGGCATGTGATCTCGATCTACAGTATCCGGATCGAAATGACCGTTGATGACAAGTGCGCTCGGTGCTTCAGAATCAACATTCACCAAGTTCACGCTATACGAACCGTCTGACAAACCATTCTTCACGATGAAGATTCCGGCGTACGTATGACCTGCCACTTCTCCGATCAAAGCGATATTGGTGCAGTAATCGGCCAAAGCAATCGATCCGCCAACTATTGTGTCGTGAGTCGCAGCATCCTCGGTATCGTACGTGTAGCTGACCGTGACCATCGCGCCATCGCCGGGAGCAGCTACAAACGTAATGACGCCAGTAGCGATGACAATCGTGTATGCCGTAGTTTCAACCTGCACAACGTCATCGATGTAGACCGTGTACGAACTCGCTACGACAAGCGTGTTGTCAAGCGTGAACTCATCTTCAAGGCCGTCCCCGACCCCAACGCTCTCCTTGGTGATCGTTTCTTCGTTCGGCGTGCTGCTCTCGTTCCCGCCAGGAATCATCAAGAGGATATTCTCTTTCGTCATCTCGAACAGATTGATAGTCATCACCGGGGCGCACTTTATCATACGCTCCAATCCCACGACAGGCCCCAAGGCTCCATCAACGTCCGCGTGCTTGAGAGTTATTCCAGGGGTGAACGTAGAACCCCCTGACGTGGCACCCAGCAACCGCTCACCGACCTCTCCATAGTCAACATACAGCGCACCCGGTCCAATTAAGTACCGCTCCGCCGTATCTCCTGAAAGTCCAGACTGAATCGTCATACTTACTCACCCCTCTTAAGTTACGTCTTCTACTTCCTGTTTGGCGAAGTACCGTAAATTCCAGACAGTCTCATAGTGAGAAACGAATTCGCTATCAGTTGTAACGAAATTCCCGTAAACCCACAACACTCGACCGTCCACTACTTCACCGCCATCTGTGGTTACTCTGCTATTGATGAACAACTTCTTTAGTATTGTCTTGATCTCCAACGCTTGTGCTTCCGTTGTAGCAGAACCTTTCGGGCTGGATGTCCAAATATCGAGGCTGTAATCCTTAGACCCGATAGGCCATTCTGAGTCGCGGATCACATGGACTAGATACGGAAATGTTGAGTTCTTCCCAGCCATTAAGTGATGGATGTTTCCCGCAAGTTCGCACTGAGTTAGACCGGTCACAGCCTGCAAGTCCACACATGTGGACAGTAAGGTTTGAAGCCATCCCAGCACCGCCAGCGTAGTTTCCACTAGAACCACCTCTCCCCTAGTTTCTTTTGTATGGAAGGCGAAGCCTCATGTAGAGATCGCGCCAACCACGGTCTAAGGGCATCCTCCAAGATCAAACCATAATCAACCGTCGTTCCTATAATCCCGTCGATTGTTCTTGTTTTCAGTTCAACCAATGTTTCAATGTGTTTGCGTAGATTTCCCGTCGGAGATGCTGGATATTCACCAGGAGCCGACGCCGTGTAGTGAGTCTTTCTACCCGGTACAAGATACACATGACCAGTTCTGAAACCTGTAAACGAACGGCTAACAATCTGTGCTTGACCGATGTTACAGGCTTCTTGCATTACACGTGCGCCACTCTTGTCGATTTTCTTAAAGACATCTGGCATAAAACTAACAAAGGTTCTAGCTTTAGCCATCATCCACTTCCTTAGTTGCTGCTACTATCGCAATCGTGAATCGCTGTGATTCGTCCGGGTCCGAAGGCGGCTCTTTCGGTATCATAACCTTGTTCCCGTTGTTCACCCAAATAAACCTATCTGTAATTGTATAGTCAACGACCCCGTGGAATTTCAGCATGTGTGACCACGTTGAATCGATCCCCTGATAACGTGCTTTTGCCACAGAACCGAATGGATACACCTCCGCCCAAGCAGTTTCGCAATTCTCCCAGGTTGCCGGTTGACCTAGCGGGCCAGGATCACAAGAAGGTTCGACACGTTCCTGTCGTGTGAACTTCCCTATGATAATCACTACAAAAACCCTTGATTGATAGCGTAATACCCTCCGCTCGGCCCGGTTAATCGTATCCACTCTTTGTGAAACGCTACACGGAACCTCGACGCATCCTTAACATAAGCAACGCTGTTTCCTAAGCCGGTTTCATTCATTATCGTACGCGCCGAAGGTACACAATTCTGGCACGCCATCCACAAGATCAATCGCTCCTTTTCAGAATCAGAGATTGTGAGTGCTCCAACCTTTTCTATGTACGCAGTTATCTTATCATCTACCATCAAGGTCGCAGAGGCAATAGCATCCTGCACAACATCGTTGTCAAGTCCCCGGAAAGGGAATCCACCTCGTTTGCGTACATCTTCTACAGTCGGAGCACTCATGTATCCCATCCTTTACGCAGTTACTTTCATGATCCCCAAGAGTTCGGCGGAAGGAAGAGTTGGGAACGCACATGCTTCGGCTTTAGTCCAAAGTACGGGCGTATCTTCTCCCTCTATCCAAACCTTGGCGTACAGTCCCGGAGATTCTCTCTTCGTGATATTCTTGTCTCCCATAATCGAAGACAACGTCGGGGCAAACAACGTGTTCCCGATGTTCACAGAAGCCGGAGGAAGCAAGATGCACGTATCCGCCGGGAGCAAACGAGACTCAGTGAGCTGCTTTGTATCTGGGTCTTCCTCGTTGACCTTCACGTCGTATGTAACGAACGTAGGAAGGTCGTAACGAGCCATCAATGAGTTGAACTCCGCCCGGACCATCATCTTATTGGCGAACGTGGAACCGAACACCTCACTGGCTCCAAGCTTCGTGTTCAACAACATGTCCGAGAGCACTGCACGAGGAACTACAGCGCGCGTAGGACGCACGCCTTTGTTGTCCTCAATGTAATCGCACAACGTGATCAAGTCGAGCAGGAAGTCAGAGTTCGCCGTGTCGGTCCAGTAATGACCACCATACCCCTCCCCAGCCGTGCTGACGTTGATGAAGTTCGAGTCGGGGATCTGGAAATCAACGCTTATCTGAACGTCGTCCTCTGTGTACGAGAAGCTACCAACGGCCAGCGCCTGCCAACGCAACCACTCAATTCGAGCAGCTACAGCGGCAACCATCTGTTCGGTGTCGTCGTACACTTCGTCGATCGCTCTTTGCAGCTCATCGTCTTTCAACGTACGAGTCTTTAACTCGTAAAGCGTGCTACCGTCAACTGCGATCTTCCTCTTGATGTCAGGAATCTCGCCCTCGATGTACGTCAGCGCCTTTCTGCGCGATGCAATCGGAGACTCAGCTCCCATTGCCGTGATCGACGCCATGACCGGGGTCTGAGATGCACCCTTGACGTACTTCCAATTCAACCCGCTCTGAGTCTTAGCAGGCAGCAAAGTTGGACCGAGGTAGTTGTTCCGTCGGTTGATGTCGGCAAAGCGACTGCGAACGAAGGCAACCATGTTCGGGACCAGCAAGTCTCTAATGTTCAGTATCTTATCCATTCGTGGTCCCCTCCTATACGAGCTGGAAGCCAGCAGCAACTAATTCGGCTTCCATCGCTGCATCTAGTGTCGTGACCAAAGCCCCTGAGCGT